AAAACGCACGATTCTGCGTGCGCTCACGCCTAGCCTCTTCGGGAATTCTCCGGAGAAGCGCATGAAATTCCTCGGGCTCGCCCCTGACATCCCGGCTGCGCCGACGGTTCCCGATACCGCGCAGCCGACAACCGACACGACGACAGCTGAGAACGACGCCGCAGCACGCCTGCGCAAGCGCCGCGGCACCGCTGCGACCATCCTTGCCGGAGATTCGACGTCGGTTGCGTCGTCGTCCGTCAACGCGCCCGCGGCGAGTGCTGCCGGCAAGGCGATGCTCGGGCAATGACGAACGACGACGCGAAGCTGCTCGAGGCACTGAACGCCGACCACGACCGCATGAAGGAAAAGCGGCAGTCGTACGAGGCCGTGTGGAACGACGTCATCGACTTCATGATGCCGCGCCTCGACAAGTTCGGGCAGATGCCGCGCCCGGACAGCGAGAAGGGTCGCGAGCGCTCGCAGCGGATGTTCGACTCGACCGCTCCCCTCGCGCTGCGAAACTTCGTCGCCGCGATGGATTCGATGATCACACCGGCAACGCAGGTTTGGCACCGGCTGAAGACCAGCAACGACGTGCTGAACGAAGTGCCGTCCGTGAAGGCATATCTGCAGGCCGTCGTGCGCGCGCTGTTCGCTGTGCGCTATCGCTGGCAAGGCGGGTTCGTGACGCAGATGGGCGCCACGTATCAGAGCATCGGCCTGTTCGGGCCGGGCGCGCTGATGATCGAGCATGACGTCGGGCACGGCATCGTGTACCGCAACGTGCCGATGCAGCGGCTCTGGTTCGCCGAGAACAACGCGGGGCTGATCGACAAGACACACGTGCTGTGGCGGCTCACGTTGCGCCAGGCCGCGCAGCGCTTCGGCCGCGAGAACCTGTCACCGTCGATGCAGACTGCGCTTGAGCGCGATCCGGAGAAAACGCACACGTTCTACCACGTCGTCGAGCCGCGCGCGGACCGCGACCCGCGCAAGCTCGACGGCCGCAACATGCGCTTCGGCTCGTACTGGCTCGACGAGGGCCGTGATCGAATCATCCAGAACAGCGGTTTTCGCACGTTCCCCTTCGCGATCGGGCGCTTCTACGTCGGGACCGACGACGTGTACGGCGGAAGCCCTGCGTACGACGCCATGCCGGATATTCGCATGGCGAACGACATGGCGAAGACCAACATCCGTGGCGCGCAGAAGATGGTCGACCCGCCGCTGCTCGCGAGCGAAGACGGCGTGCTCGAAGGGTTCGACCTGCGCTCCGGCTCACTGAACTGGGGCGGACTCGACGATCGCGGCAACGAAATGGTCAAGCCGCTGCTCACCGGCAAGCAGGCGCAGATCGGTATCGAGTTCTCGCAGGACACGCGGCAGACGATCAACCAGTGGTTCTACGTCACGCTGTTCCAGATCCTCGTCGATAGCGGCGAAATGACCGCGACAGAAGTGCTGCAGCGCGCGCAGGAGAAGGGCGTGTTGCTCGCGCCGACTCTCGGCCGCACGCAATCCGAACTGCTCGGCCCGTTGATTCAGCGTGAGGTCGACATCCTGGCCGAAGCAGGTCAGTTCAGTGGTCCGGATTTCCCACCTATGCCGCAGGAGCTGATCGACGCAGGTGCGGATGTCGACGTCGAGTACGACAGCCCGTTGAACAAGGCGATGCGCGCCGGCGAAAGCGCGGCGACGCTGCAGTGGCTGCAACAGCTCAGCGTTGTCGGGCAGTTTGACCAGCGCGCGATGAAGGTTCCGAACGGGCTGCGCATCGCACGCATGCTCGCTGACGCGGGCGGCGTACCGGTCGAGGCTATGAACACCGACGAGGAACTGCAGGCGCAGGCAGCCGCGGAAGCGCAGGCCGCGCAGATGCAGCAGGTGCTCGAAGCCGCGCCGGTGGCCGCAGGCGCGATCAAGGATCTCAGCGACGCGCAGGTGAACGCGCAGACGGCGAGGGTGTGATGCGTCCGCCCATCAGCCGATTCCTCCGATTCTGGAACCGCCGCGAGCAGTACCGGCGGTGCTTCTGCGACGAGCGCGGGAAGCTGACGCCGGCCGGCGAGGCTGTGCTCGCCGATCTCGCGCAGTTCTGCCGCGCCAATCAGTCGACCGTGATCACGTCCCCCGTGCAGCGAACGATCGATCCGCTCGCGACGATGGTCGCCGAGGGCCGGCGCGAGGTGTTCGTGCGTCTGGTCCAGATCCTCGGCATGGACGACGAACAGCTCAATTCCCTCAAGGACGAGGCCACCGAATGAATCTCGTGTCGATGAAGCTCACGCCCGCCGAGGCGAAGACTGAAACCAACGAAGGCACCGCGCTCGCCGCGCCGGAAGACCAGCCCGCGTATCCGTGCGGGCTGACGATCTATCTCGACGATGAAGCGCTCGCCAAGCTCGGCATGACCGCGCTGCCGGACGTCGGCGCGCCGCTGATGCTGATGGCGCGCGTCGAGGTGTGCAGCAAGAGCCAGTACGAGAACCAGAAGGGCACCGACACGAGCCTGTCGCTGCAGATCACCGACATGGCGCTCGCACCCGAGGCGCAGTCGCCCGAGCAGCGCGCGGCGAAGTTTTACGCCAACACCCCGACTACCTGACAGGAGCATCCCATGAACGACAACGAAATCGAGCAGGAAATCGTCGCCAAGGGCAAGACGGCGCCGCGCGTCACGCCGGAGGATATCGAGGCAACGATCGTCAACGAGTTCTATTTCACTGCCGAAGACGGCGTGGTGGGGGCGCATGCGCGCCCGGGCAGCTTTGCATCCGTTGGGCATTCGAGCGAGCCGCACGCGCTCGCGTTGCTCACGTTCTGTGTGCTCGTGCTGCGCAACGGCTTCACCGTGACCGGCGAGTCGGCATGCGCATCGCCGGAAAACTTTGACGCCGACATCGGCCGCAAAGTCGCGCGCGCAAATGCCGTGCAGAAGATCTGGCAGCTCGAAGGCTATCTGCTGAAGCAGCGCCTGTACGACGCCGCGTAATCACGCACTCCATCCCGATCAACAGATTCAGGAGGTTCCATGTTCTCCCGCATGTTCCGCAAATTCCGGCTGCTCGAAGGTGAGTCCAGTGCGACTGGCGAACCGACCGGCGGCGCACCGGCAGCAGCTCCCGCAGCGTCGTCCGCCGCTGATTCGGCTGCATCCGGCGCCGTGCCGGCCGACGGTAACGCGGCCGCAGCAGGCACGCACGATTCTGCGCCTTCGTGGCTGCAAGCTATCGGCGACGCTGACCTGCGCCAGTTCGTCGAGGCCAAGGGCTTCAAGGACATGGGCGAAGCGGTGAAGGCGATGCGCGAGCTTGAAGCGAAGCACGCAGCGCCGGCGAAGGCCGAGGACTACCAGCTCGGCGATACCGACTTCGCGAAGACCGCGGCGAGCTGGTTCCACGAACACGGTGTGTCGGCGGAAACCGCGAAGGCGCTCGCTGCGAAGTGGAACGGCTATGTGGAGCAGCAGAACAGCGCGGCCGAAGCCGCACGGGTCGCGAAGGGGCAGGCCGATCTCGCTGCGCTGAAAAGCGAGTGGGGCGACGGCTACGACAAAAACCTCGAGCTCGGTCGGCAGGCCATGCGCAAGTTCGGCGTGCCGGCCGAAGTGATCGACCGGCTCGCCGGCGAATCCGGCGACGCGGCAACGATCAAGGTGTTCTCGCAGATCGGTGCGTCGCTGAGCGAAGGGACATTGAATCCGGGTGGTGCTGGTGGCAGCGGCGCGGCACTCACCGATGACGATGCACGCGCTGCGAAGCTGTATGACAAATCGTAAGGAGCTTACATGGCTACTCTGAGCACGAACAATCCGACGATGGCGGACGTCGCCAAGCGTCTCGACCCGAATGGCAAGGTCGATCTCATCGTCGAGATCCTGAACCAGACCAATCCGGTGCTGCAGGACATGACGGCGATCGAAGGCAATCTGCCGACGGGCCACCGCACCACCGTGCGCACCGGGCTGCCCGTCCCGACGTGGCGCAAGCTGTACGGCGGCGTTCAGCCGAACAAGAGCACGACCGCGCAGGTCACGGACAACTGCGGCATGCTCGAAGCGTACGCCGAAGTCGACAAGGCTCTCGCCGATCTGAACGGCAACACCGCAGCGTTTCGTCTATCGGAGGACCGTGCGCAGATCGAGGGCATGAATCAGGAGGTCGCGCAGACGCTGTTCTACGGCAATGAGGGCAGCGCGCCGGCCGAGTTCACTGGCCTGTCGCCGCGCTACAACTCGCTGAGCGCCGAGAACAAGGACAACATCATCGACGCCGGCGGAACCGGGTCGGACAACACGTCGGCTTGGCTGGTCGTGTGGGGGCCGAATACCTGCCATTCGATCTACCCGAAGGGCTCGAAGGCAGGCCTTTCGATCGAGGACAAGGGCCAGGTGACGATCGAGAACGCCGACGGTAACGGCGGCCGGATGGAAGGCTATCGCACGCACTACAAGTGGGATATCGGCCTCACGCTGCGTGACTGGCGTTACGTAGCGCGCGTCGCGAACATCGATGTCTCCGACCTCGCGACGTCGGCCAATGCGCAGGCGCTCATCCGCTACATGATCATGGCCGCAGAACGTATCCCGCAGCTCGGCATGGGGCGCGCGGTCTGGTACATGAACCGGAATCTGCGCGAGAAGCTGCGCCTCGGCATCGTCGACAAGATCGCGAACAACCTCACGTGGGAAACCGTCGCGGGGCAGCGCGTGATGACCTTCGACGGCATTCCGGTGCAGCGTACCGACGCGCTCCTGAACACGGAATCGCGCGTCGTCTAACGCGGCGGGGCGGCGCTTCGGCGCCGTTCAACCTCTCCGAACCCATTCGAAAGGACATCGCAATGTACATCGACTCGCTTCTCGAATTCTCGCGTGCACAGGCGCTGTCGGCGTCGGGCGCATCGACGAACGTCATCGATCTCGGCAGCGACCGCGATATCGGTCCGGGCCGCCCGCTGTGGATCGTCGTCGCGTTCAAGGCCGATGCGGTCGCCGGCGACACGTATCAGATCGATCTGCAGACCGACGACAACGTCGGTTTCGCATCGCCGACCGTCATCGCTTCCGTTTCGCCGTCGGCGCCGAAGGCCGGCCAACGCGTTGTGATCGGCATGCCGTTCAACAACGAGCGCTATCTGCGACTGAACTACACCCTCGGCGGCACCAGCCCGTCCATGACGGTCGACGCGTTCCTGACCGATCAGGATCCGGCGTCGTGGCAGGCATATCCGGACGGCATCGCGTAAGCGGTGTCGGGTGATCGATGGGAGGCAGCAGCCGCCCGTCCAATTACAAGGGGAGCAGCATGCAGGTAAAAGCAATCAAGCAGGGCTTCTTCGGCGGCAGTCGCAAATACGTGAATGACGTATTCGATATGCCGGGCGTGAGCGTGAAAAAGGGCGAGGTTATCGGCAAGGATGGCAAGCCGATCAGCTGGGTGGTGGCCGCCGAAGGCGAGGATCCGACGGGCCCAAAAGCCCGTGGTCGCGGCGACAGCACGTCGAGTACGGATCCGAAGAATGGTTCCGGCTCGTCCGACGAGCTGGACGGCGGCGATCTGCAGTAACGGACTGACGAATGGCGTCGCAAGTCGGCATCTGCAACCGCGCGCTGACGAAGCTCGGCGAGAAGCGCATCACGTCGCTCGACGAGGATTCGAAGGCCGCGGCCGCGCTCAACTCGATGTACGACGACGTGCTCGACGCGTGTCTGCGCGAGCACGTCTGGTCGTTCGCGAAGACGCGCGCGCAACTCGCGGCGCTGGCTGACCCGCCGCTGTTCGGGTTCGGCTATCAGTATCGACTGCCGGCCGACTTTCTGCGGCTGATCCAGATCGGCCAGTTCCTCGTCTACCCGCGCACCGACACGCGCGGGCTGTTCAGTGTCGAGAACGGCAACATCCTCACGGACTTGCCGGCCCCGCTGTACGTCCGCTACACGAAGCGGATCACCGACCCGAACGCGATGGACCCGCTGTTTCGCGAGGTGTTCGCCTGCCGGCTGGCGGCCGAAGCGTGCGAATCGCTGACACAGAGCTCAACGAAGCGTCAAGCCGCGTGGGCTGAGCACGATCGCGCGATCGCACAGGCGATCCGCGTCAATGCGATCGAGCGACCGTCGCAGCCGATGGGTGACGACACGTGGCTCGAATCGCGCAACGGCGTGCCGTATCTCGCTGAAACTCCGATCGTCCGCCAGTAGGAGCGCGCATGCCGAAGGCAGCAGCACAACAGGTATCGTTCGACGCCGGCGAGCTTTCGCCGCTGCTCGGTGCGCGCGTCGATCTCGCTAAGTACGCGAACGGATGCCTGCTGCTCGAGAACTTCATCGCGACGGTGCAGGGTCCGGCAGTGCGTCGCGGCGGCAAGCGCTACGTCGCCGCGATCAAGGATTCCAGCAAACAGGCGTGGTTGCTGCCGTTCATCGTGTCGGACGGCATCGCGTACATGCTGGAGTTCGGCGACCATTACATCCGGTTCTACGTCGACCGTGGCCAACTGGTCAACTCAGGCGCGCCGGTGGAAATTGCCACGCCGTACGCGCTCGCGGATCTCGTGACGGAGGATGGTACGTTCGCCATTCGCGCGACGCAGAGCGCGGACACCATGTATCTATTTCACGGCGCGTACCCAACGCAGAAGCTGTTGCGCACTTCGGCGACGACGTTCGAGCTGCAGCCCGTTACGTTCGTCGGCGGCCCCTTCGCGACGGTGAACATCGACAACAATGTGAAGGTGCAGGCGAGCGGCCAGCTCGGAAATATAACGCTCACGGCGACTGCACCGGTTTTCCGCGAGTCTGATGTCGGGACGCTGTTCTATCTCGAACAGGAGGACAACTCGTACGTAACGCCGTGGAGCGTTCACGATCCGATGAACGTCGGGTTTCTGCGTCGCGTCGAGTTGCGGGTCTACAAATGCACGAAGATCGGTGACGCCGGCGACCCACGCGTGACCGGCACGGAGACGCCGACGCACACTATCGGGCGTCGATGGGACGGTGCGGGCGCCGATGATCCGAACGACCAATACGGCGCCGTTGGCGTTGAGTGGGAATATCAGCATTCCGGTTATGGGACCGTGCTGATCACGGGATTCACGGACGCTCAGCACGTGACCGGCGTCGTGACGACGAACGAGCCGACCGACCCATGCATGTTGCCGAACACCGTCGTTACCGCGGGCACCTACAAATGGGCGCGGTCGCTGTTCAATTCGACGGACGGCTTTCCGCAGATGGGCACCTTCTGGCGTAACCGGTTGTGCCTGATGCGGGACCGCTGGCTCGCGATGTCGGTTTCGGCTGACTACGAGAATTTCCAAACGAAGGATGCCGATCAGCAGACAGACGATTCCGCGATCGTTCAGCAGCTCAACGCTCGACAGCTGAATAAGCTGGCATGGATGGTCGAGTCCGACAGCCTGCTGATCGGCATGACCGGTGACGAGTGGGTAATCGGGCCCGCGAACGCATCGCAGCCCGTGAGCGCAACGAACCTGACCGCCGCGCGACGCACGTCGTATGGATCGAAGCGAATCCAACCTGTGCAGGTCGGCGGCACGATCATGTTCGTGCAGAAGGCCGGCCGGAAATTGCGCGACTTCAAATACGACTTTTCGTCCGACAACTATGTGTCGACGGACGTCACGAAAATCGCTGACCACGTCACGCGCGGGCGTAGCGGCACGAACAGCGGGATCATGTCGCTCTGCTACCAGCAGGAGCCGCACTCTATCGTGTGGGCCGCCCGCGCCGACGGTCAGCTGATCGGCTGCACCTACGACGAAGAGGCCGGGCGCAGCGACGTCTACGGGTGGCACCGCCATCCCGATGTGAACGGCTTTGTCGAGTGCGTTGCATCGATGCCAGCGCCCGACGGCGCGTCCGATGACCTGTGGATGATCGTTCGTCGGCAAATCAACGGACAAACCGTGCGCTACGTCGAATATTTGAACCCGAGCCTGCAAGACGACGAGCCGCAGTCCTCTGCTTTCTACGTCGATTCCGGTATCACGTACAACGGCGCGCCGACGACAACCATCGCCGGCCTCGGGCATCTTGAAGGGGTGACGGTCGCGGTGCTGACGGACGGTGCCGTGCATCCGTCACGGACCGTGACTAACGGTTCGATTGCGCTCGAATGGCCGGCATCGATTGTGCACATCGGAGTTCCGACGAAATGCCGTATCCAGACCATGCAGCTGAACGCAGGCGCCGCAAACGGGACAGCGCAAGGAAAGACAAAGCGCGTGGCGAACGTCGTGACGCGCTTGTCGCGGAGCCTAGGCGGCGCCGTCGGCCCGACGTTCGACGCCGACGATCTCGAGCCATTGAATTTTCGTAGGCCGTCGAATTCGATGGACCGCGCGGTGCCGCTTTTCGATGGCGACATGGAGTCGGACTGGCGCAGTGGCTACGAGGGGCAGTCGTGGGTCTGCTATCAGAACGACCAGCCATTGCCCGTGACGCTGCTCGGCTTCTTCCCGATTCTGGATACGCAAGATGATCGCTGAGCGCCTGACGCCGGAGCACATCCTGTCGGTCGACCTGCAGCCTGCGCAGGCCCGCACGGCTGGCGTGCTGACGCGTGAGTATGCAGAGCACCTTTGCTCGATCTCGTCGGTGGGCTGGGCGATCGTGGAGAACGGCGTGACGCTGGGTTGCGGCGGGATCGTCGAAATATGGGAAAACCGCGCGCAGGCGTGGACGCTGATCTCGTCGGCACTCCTGAGCCGCTTCCGGCCCGCGCATCGGATGGTGCGCGCAGTGCTCGACGACGCGCCGTGGCGCCGCATCGAGATGGACGTCGACGCGTCGCACGAGGCCGGCATCGCGTGGGCCGAGCATCTCGGCTTCGTGAACGAAGGCATACGGCGGAAGTTCACCGTCGACGGGCGCGATGTGATTCTTTTTGCGAGGGTGAAGTAATGGCTATGTTCGCTGCTGTCGCTGGCGCGGTGCTCCAAGGCGCCGGCAAGTTGTCGTCCGGATTGGCGCAGGCCGGACAGCAAGAGGCCGCGGCCAATGCCGCGCAGTACAACGCCGACGTTTCGCGGAACCAAGCCGCGACCGCATACACGCTGGGCGTGCAGCGAGAGCAGGCCGTGCGCGATCGTGCGGCGCAACAGCTGGGCGCGCAGCGCGCCGCCGTGGCCGAATCCGGGTTCAATCCGAACGCGGGTTCGGCGCTCGATACGCAGCTGCAGAGCGTGCGCAATGCGGAGCTGGATGCGTTGCAGACGCGGTATCAAGGCATCCTGCAAGGTAGTCAGTACGAGCAGCAGGCCGCGATCGACCAGTACCAGGCGGATGCCGCGCGGAAGGCTGCGCGCGGGGCAAAAATCGGGGCCTATCTCAGCTTGGCCGGTCAAGCACTCAGCTCGTACAGCAGCTACGGCGGTTCGATGGGCGGGGCGTCCGGAGCGAGCACGAGCTCGTTCGGCGGTCTGTCGTCTATGGGTAGCATGTCGTCGATGACAGGCGGGTCGTCGTGGGGCGTCGGCTCGAACACGTACGGCTTCTCGATGCGATAGGACTGATATGCCTGGAATCAAAATCCCCGTCTACGAGCAGCAGATCACACCGGGCCTCGATGTGCCGATGGCGCGCATGCCGCTTGGCACGCCGGACATGGGCGGCATCGGCCGCGGCTTGGAAGCCGCTGGCGCCGGCGCGGCCGCGGTTGGCGATGTGCTGCGCAAACAGCAGATGCAGGACGAGCAGGCCGCCGTCGCGCGCCAGCTCGGGAACGACCGGGTCACGTGGCTGCAGAACATGCAGACGGCGAAGGACAACGCCGCGCCGGGCGCGCCCGACTTCACGCCGAACCTGATCAAGAGGTTCGACGATTACGCGCAGCAGCAGCTGCAGCAGATGGCCGACGGGCCGGCGAAGCGCTTCTACACGCTGCAGCTCAATGACCTGCGCACGTCGCTGGCCGGTCAGGCGATTACGTGGCAAGCCGAGCAGCATCGATCGTACAACGTTAGCCAGTACCAGCAAGGCAATGACGCGGCCGCGCGCGCGATCGCGATGGATCCGAACCTGTACGGGGCCACTCGCGCGTCGCAGCTCGCACTGATCGACGCGGCGCAGATCGATCCGCAGACGAAGGCCAAGCTCGTCGAGAACTTCAAGGACGTCGCGTCGACGGCGGCTGGCATGCGGATGGTGTCGAACGACCCGGCCGCAGCGCTCGGCGTCATGACGCAGAAGCCCGATCAGCCGCTCCCGGCCGGTTACGAGTGGGTGGGTGATCTGCCGACGGCAAAGCTCGTGGCGCTGCAGGGCCACGCCCGCACGCTCGTCGCGCAGCAGCAGAACGCCGCTGAGCGGGAGGCGCTGCAGCGCGAGAACGCAGCTGTCGACCTGCACAATCAGGCGCTCACGCTCGTGAATGAAGGCAAGCAGCTGAGCCCGGAATTCACGAATCAGCTGCTCACGTCGACGCAAGGCACGAGCGTCGCGGGGGCTGTGCGCGAGCTCATCGGCATGGCGAGCCAGCGCGCCGGGTTCGCGAGCGCGTCGCTCGCGCAGCAGGCCGCGACGCTGCAGCAGTACCAAGCCGAAGCGGCGACGCGCGGCACGGACCCTGATCAGGCCGCGACCGTGAAGCAGCTCGAGCAGATCCACACTGCCAGCGTCGCGGCGTACAAGGCCGACCCGTGGAATGCGGCGCTCGACCGCGGGGTGCTGCAGGGCGTGCCGCAGGTCGACACGTCGAGCGTGCCGGGCCTCGTCACGTCGCTCGCGTCGCGCGCGCAGGCGGCCGGCGCCGTCGAGCAGGCCGCTGGCCGCCGCGTGTCGCTGCTGACCCCCGACGAGGCGCAGACAGTGCTTACCGCCGTCGACGCATTGCCGATCGACACGAAGGCGCAGGCGCTGAACCAGATCGGGCAGGCGTTCGGCAATGCCGGCCGCATCGCGGATCTCGCGGCTCAGTGGAAGGAAAAGAGCCCGGCAATGGCACTCGCGCTTAAGGCCGGCGCCGCGGATGCCGGCGGCCGGCCTCTGATGACGACGAGCGGCGCGCCGCTCAGCACATTCATCCTCGCGGGTGCGCAGGCGCTGAAGGACAAGACGGTCAAGATCGACGACGTCGCCGGCACGGGCATGCGCGCGACGATCGCAAATGCGATCGGCGATTCGCTGCCGCCCGAACAGGCCGAAGACGCGAAGGAAGCCGCGTACTTCATCGCCGCGGGCAGCGCAGCGCGCGGTGGCCGCACGCAACCTAGCAGCACCGACGTGCAGAACGCGATCAGCGGCGCGACGGGCGGCATCTCGACCACCGGTGGCCTGCAGATCAACGGAAAGCCGAACATCGTCGCGATGCCGTACGGATGGCGCGAGGAAGATTTCCAGAGCGCCGTGAAGTCGGTGACGGCCGCGAACATCGAGAACCCGGGCGTCAACACGGTCGTCGCGAACGGGCACGAGATCCCGGTCGCAGATTTCGTGAAGCAGTTCGCGAGCTACCGCCTCGTGCGCGTCGGCGTGCGCGGCACGTATGCGGTCTCGACCGGATCGAAGTTCGTCACGGACAAGTCCGGCGCGCCGATCACCGTGCATCTGACCTTCCCGACGAAGAGCGCGCCGGCTAGCGCCGCGCCGGCGGCCGCTGCACAACCGACGGCGATGCCGTTCCCGGGAGGTATGTAATGCCGGTCGATTCGCTGTACGCCGACCAGACCGCCAGCTTTCTGCGCGGGCAGAACCAGATCGATGTGCCGGAGGCCCCAACGTACCCGTCGACGTCGATCACGTCTATCGCGCGCGCGGTCGGCCGCGGCGTCGCACAAGGCGGGACGGCGCTGTTCGGCGCGGCGTCCGATCTGGCTGCCGGCCTGAGCGAGATCTACGTCGATCCGGACGCGCTGACGCTGAACCCGCAGGCGCAGGCTGACGCCGACAAGCAGGTGAACGCGGCAATCGCGAAGCAGCGCGCCGGGCACCTGTTCGAGTCGCCGCTCGGCACGCGCGCGTATGACCTGTCGGATACGTTCAAGCCGGACCCGACGCGCACGACTGCCATCGATCAGACTGTGCAAGGCGTCGTGTCGGGCCTCACGCAGATCGTGCCCGCCGCGGTGCTCGGCGGGCCGCTCGCCGGCGCGGCGGTCGGCGGCACGTCGATCGGCATGTCGCGCGCCGAAGACCTGAAGCGGCAGGGCGTCGACGTCGGCACGCGCACGGCTGTGGGTGCGGTTGAGGGTGCGCTCACTGCCGCCGGCGCCGTGCTGCCGGTGGCCGGCTCGACGCTGCCGCGCACGGCCGGCCTCGTCGCCGCCGGCGGCCCGGGTGCGGCTATCGCGCAGGCATCGATCGAGAAAGCGATCCTGCGGAACGCCGACTATGACCATCTAGCCGACCAGATCGACCCGCTCGACCCGGTGAACATTGCTGCATCAACGCTCATGGCTGGTGTGTTCGCGGGAGCACATACCGCTGCGACGGCGCGCGCTGCGCGGCAGACCGCGACCGCGCCGACCGCATCGCTGCAATCGCTCTCGCTGGATGTGCGCCGCGCGCTGCCGTACAACGCACCAGAGCTGGATGCATACGCCGTGCAGGCGGCGCAGGCGGCCGGCGTTCCTCCGGAGCTCATGCTCGCGCTGAAGAACGCCGGTGAGAAATCGAATTCGGGGCAGGTGTCGCGGAAGGGTGCGGCTGGCGTGTCGCAGATGATGCCCGAGAACCTGCGGAAGTACGGCGTGACGGATCCGACGGACCCAGTGCAGGCGCTCGACGGTATGGCGAAGTATCTGGCCGACACGCAGAAGCAGTACGGCGGCAACCTGCAGGCGATGATCGCTGACTACAACGGCGGTCCGCGGCAGGCCGCGGCGGTGCTGCGCGGCGAGCGGCCGCCAGCGGCCGAGACGGCTGCGTATCTCGACCGAGTGAACAGCTACCTCGCGACGCGCAGCATCGACTCGGCGACGTTCCGCGTGACGCCCGAACAGGTCGACGCGGCGCTGCTCGCACGCGGTCAGCGGATCGTCGACGATGCGTACGTCTTCGGCACGCCGGACGACGTCGCGGCGATGGCCGCACATCAGGATGCGTTCGAGCTCGCCGCTCGGCAGATGGACGCCGGCCAGTTTCCCGACGTCGCACGGTTCGTGACGGGCGACGATTCGGCGCGTGCAACCGCGCTCGATTCCCTGATCGCCGAGGCGGAAGCGCAGCGCGCCGACGTTGCGCAGCAGGCGTCCAACCTCGCGGATCCGGGCGCGGTCGCTCAGATGCGCGCCGAACTCGACCAGCTCATTGCCGCGCGGCCCGACGATTCCCCGGCCAGCGTGAAGGAGCTGACGCGCCAGCTGCAGGACCAAGGCATGAAGTACAAGGCCGCGGCCGCGAAGGCGCAGAAGCAGATCGATGCGGCGCTGGCCGATCACGAGGCCCAGGTTCAACGGCTGCGCGGCGCGATCGAGGAAAACGCCCGCGCGCAGCAGGCGCACCAGCAGCTCGGTGCGCTCGACGCGCAGCTGGCGGATCTACGCAGTGCGCGCGCCGGCATCGACGCGCCGGCTACGCGCCGCACGCCGCTGTCGCGCTTCGTCGAGGACGTCGTGCGCGCGCAGACGCGGCGCGAGCCGATCACGTATCGCGAGCCGCAGGAACAGGTATTGCAGGCAGCCGACATGATTCCCGCTGGCGCGCTGCCGGCCGCAACGACGGCGCCGGCGGCCGGTGCGCCGAGTGCGCGCGCGATCGACGCGAACCTGCGCGAAACAGCGGCGATGCGGCCGGATATGCAGGTCACGATCGACACGCCTGTCGGCGAACGCACGGGCACCGTTGCTGAGCTGCTGCAGCAGATCGACGACGAGCACGCCATGAACACGCAGGATGCCGGCCTGTTCGAGGTCGCCGCGAACTGCTTCATCAGCCTGGGGGGCTAAATGCACCAGAAGTGCGTCAATGCGGTCGAAGCGGCCGCCGGCCGGAAACTCACGCAGGCCGAGATCGACGGAATCGAGAACCGCGTGCGCGCCGGCATGCGCGCGACCGCGCGACAGGATCCTGCGGGTTGGTCTTCGATGTCGCAGGCCGACCGTGTCGCGGCGGGCGCCGAGTGGGCGCGCAAGCAACTCGAGCACGAAGCCGACCTCGATCGCGCGCGCAAGCAATTGCAGATCGCCAAGCAGATCGAGACGACTGACCGGATTCAGGAAGCGCTTTACGCCGATCCCGAAAACGCTCACCGAAAGCGTGCGCGCGAGACGATCGTGAAGCAGGACATCGAGCAGACGTACGTGCTCGCCGGCGCGATCAAGTCCGACTATATGCGCCAGACGATGGGCGCGATCGACGCAATGAAGGTCGGGCAGAATTTTCTCGCGCGCGCTTTCGACGTCGACAATCCGGCGATGGAGCGCGACATTATCCGCGAGGTGTATCGCGGCGCAGACGGTTCGACCGGAAACGAGGTCGCGAAGGCGGCCGCCGAGCAGATCAGCAAGACGACCGCGGCGATGCGCGAGCGCTTCAACCGCGCCGGCGGCAACGTCGGCGAGCTCGACTACGGCTACGTGCCGATCCGACATTCGCAGAGCAAGGTGCTCGGCAACGGATCGGATGCCGCGCGGCATGCGTGGGCGGACGCCGTCATGCCGCTGCTCGATCGGTCGCAGTACCTTGACGACGCCGGGAATCCGCTGAACGACACGGATCTGCGCAAGATGCTTGTCGGCGAGGACCGCGAGCCGTGGGAACGCGCGAACGCGGCTGCGCGCGGCAACATCGCGCCGCGTAAGCAAGGCGTGTGGGATACGATTGCGTACGGCGGCATCAACAAAATCGTGCCGGGCGAAACGACCGGGAGTGCCGCGCGCGCGAACGCCGGGTCCGCACACCGCGTGCTTCACTTCCGCGACGCTGACGCACACATCCAGTACAACCGCCAGTATGGCGAGGGCTCGCTACTGAACGCCCTAATCGACCACGTCGGCGGGATGGCGAAGAATATCGCGCTCGTCGAGCGCTACGGCCCGAATCCGACGCGCAACATGAAGACGCAGATGCAGCTGACGGCCGTGCACGACGGTACGGAAATGCGCACGCTCGAAGGCGGCATGACGTCGATCGGCGCCTACTGGAATTACGTGACCGGCACGACGAACACGCCCGTCAATCCGGCGCTCGCGCGCAAGATGGAGACGCTGCGCACGACCGTCAGCGCGGTGAAGCTGCAGGGCACGATTCTCGCGGCGCTCGGCGACGTCGGCACGATGTTCGTCACGGCAGGCTACAACAAGGTGCCGTTCTTCAAGACGCTCGGCACAGCGGCGCGCCTGATGGCGCCGGGTTCGAAAGACTTCCGCGCGTGGTTGTCGTCGCAAGGGCTGATCGCCGAATCGCTCGAGCACGGGCTGAATCGGTGGGGCACCGACAACCTCGCGACAACGTGGGCGCGGAACTTGTCCGCCGCGACGATGAAGTTTGGCGGCGTCACCGGATGGACGGATGCGCTGCGCACCGCTTTCCAATCGCACATGATGCGCGGCCTCGCCGGCATCGGCCGCACCGACTGGAACAGCCTGACCGAATGGGACCGCCGCGCCCTGACGCGCGCCGGGATCACGGCTGACGATTGGGCCGTGGTGAACAAGGCCACGCCGGGCAAGTACGGCGACGCCGAATACCTCACGCCCGACGCGCTGTATGCGACCGGCGACGCACGTGCGGCTGACGTGGTGCCGAAGCTACTCGGGATGATCCGTGAGGAAGGGGAGTTCGCCGTGCTGAACCCGGACCTGCGCACGAAGGTGATCGCATCGGCCACGCCGGGCACCGCTATGGGCGAGCTGAAAAAGACGTTCATGCAGTTCAAGTCGTTCCCGATCGCGATGATCTCGCGGCACTGGGGGCGTATCGGCGATATGCGGCGCTCGGGGGACTTCCGCGTCGACGGCGCACCGGCGCTTGCGAATCCGATGGCTTACGCCGCGGCGCTCGTTGTGAGCACGACGCTGATCGGCGCGATCTCGACGCAGGTGAAAAACCTGCTCGCCGGAAAAGACCCCGAGCCAATGTTCGACGACGTTAAGCACGCGGCCGGATTCTGGACGCGCGCGTTCTCGGTAGGCGGTGGCGCCGGCTTCGCTGGCGACATGCTGACCGCATCGTTCGAAAGCACTGATTACGGTTCCCTGCTCGGGAGCGTGGTTGGTGGTCCGCTTCCGTCGACGATCTATCAGGTGGTGCGTGCGTTTTCAAGCAATGCGCAGGACGCCGCGCAGGGGAAGGACACCCATGTCAGCGCTGATTTGCTGAAGGTCGGGCAGTCGAATACGCCCCTCGTGAACCTGTGGTTCTGGAAAACGGTGTGGAACCGGCTGATATGGGATAACCTCGCCGAGAACCTGTCACCGGGCGTGACGCAGCGGAACATCAACCGCTCGCGCAACCAGTACCACAACGACTTTTTCTGGTCGCCCGGCACCAGCGGGCCGCAGCGCGCACCGGATCTAGCTGCAGCAATAGGCGGGCAATAACGCACGATTCTGCGAACGTTGTGCGACAGCATGGCGCAGTCTATTCAAGGGCTGCGCCATGACCGTTACCTCGTCCACACAAGACGTTTCGTATTCGACCGACGGTGCAACGGTCGACTTCCCCGTTCCGTTCTATTTCATCGAAGACGCTGACGTTCTGGTCGACAAAATCGATGGGAACGAGAACGTCGTTGCCCTCCGACTCGGCACCGATTTCATCGTCTCAGGAGCTGGCGATCAAAACGGCGGTCAGATAAAAACGCTGACGACGTATCCGGCAGGCTTCACGCTTCACATTTACCGGATCGTTCCCGTCACGCAAGAAACGCAGTATCAACAGAACGACCCGTTCCCCGCTAAATCGACCGAAAAGGCGCTCGACAAGCTGACCATGATCGCGCAGCAAAACAGTGCGGCCGTGGCGAACGCTATCCGTTATCCGCGCAGCGAGTTCGGCGTGGATGGCACCTTGCCGAGTTCATCGGAGCGTGCGCTAAAGGTGCTCGGCTTCGATGTTCTGGGCCGACAGACAATGCTCCCACTGCCGGCCAGCGTTGGAGCAGGAGATCTGCGCAACGAGATGTGGCGAGCCGGCGTCGATTTCGAGCCCGGTACTTCGACGAGCGTTACCCTTTCCCGTGCTTACGGCACAAAGGCGAATATCGGCATCGTGGTGATGGCCGGCGTTGCGCAGGCGCCCGACACCTATAGCGTGTCTGGAAACACCCTCACGTTCCTCGACGACACCGGTTCGCCCGCACCGATTCCTGAGGGTGTCGATAAGATCTGGTGTATCGGCGGAACGACGTTGTCTATCTGGATGCCGGCCGATGAGTCCGTCGGCGACCCGCAGCTGAACTGGCGCGGCATACTCGGCCGCACGGTCGATTCGATTGCCGCGCTCCGTCAGCTCGACAAGTCTCGATACGACCGCGTTATTGTGGTCGGCTACTACGCGCCCGGCGATGGTGGTGGTGGCATCTATGTTCACGACGCAACGGACAATTCGAGCGACGACAACGGCGGCACGATCATCAAGGCCGCAGATGGCGGTCGATGGAAATTGTCGCAGACGTCGCCGGTGTCGGTTCGGCAGTTCGGTGCGAAGGGCGACGGAGCGTTCAACGACACCGCTGCGTTCAAGGCCGCGCTGTCCGCTGTTGATACGCTGTTCGTGCCGGCTGGACGCTTTGTCATCACTGGCGCAATCGGTTCTAAAACGAACTCCATCGGGCAAAAGATCCTCGGTACGTCTGGCGGGCAGAGCATCCTGCAGATCTCCGGAACGAACGCGCAACTGCAGGTGAGCGGCTACGGATGGCAGGTGCGCAATATCTGCTTCGAGGCAGCAGGCATTCCGAACGCAGCACTCGTGACGGGTGAAACGTCGGACAACCACGGATCGGTTCTCGATTCCTGCCAGTTCGTTTGTGATGCCACTGGCACCAGCTACTTCACGGCTGCAGCCGTGTTGAACAACGTATGGTCGTCGACCATCTCGAACAACGATTTTCGCAATGCGCCGCTCGGCAGCACGACGTGCCGCGGTTATGGGCTGCAGGGCAATTACTCCGTCAACAACGCGGTTTTCGGCAACAAGTTTCAGGGCTTCGACAAAGCGTTGTACTGGAGCGACGTACAGGGGTATTCGCACTACTGCGAAGGTTGGCTGATTTCGAATAACACGTTTGTCGTCAACAACTATCACCTGTATCTGGCCGAGGGCTTGCAGCCCACGATCGCGAACAACATAATCGACATTACGCAGTCCGGGTTCGCGATCTATTGCCGTGCTGATACTGCGCATATCCGCGGGAACTGGATCAACACGACTGACCTCAGTAGCGGCGCGATTTTGTTCGACACGGTTTCCCGCCCGATCGTCGAGGGCAACACGATCTCGAAGCTCAGCGCCGGAACGGTTGCAATCGCCGGCACGGCCACGTCGTATCTGATCGTGCGCGGAAACACGATTCTCGGTTTCGGGCTCGGGCTTTCCGCAAACTCGGGCGGCGCCGGATGCTTCGGATGGACCGTGGACGGCAACACGTTCTTGAATCAGAGCGCGCGCGCTTTCGACTTGACGTTGCTCACGGCCATGGCGCCGAACTATTTCGGCAGCGGAAACATCATCAGCGGTACGTCGCCTGGCACGTACGCATCGAACGTCTATATCGACGCAAAGCAATACAACATTTCCGTGTTGCTCGGGCTTTCGGGTGGCTCCTCGCAGGATGTCGACATCCCGATTCCGGCCGGCATTTTCCTCGATACCCCGGATGCCGGGATGGCGTTGTCTGCGTCGGATGAGGTCATCGGCTTCTACGTCAGCTCCGCGTCGACTGCGACCTCCGCGCGATTCACCCTCAAAAAGCGGGATGGAACCAACCTCCCGTCGGCGAACGTGCGTTTCAGCGTCTTTCTTTCGAACCCCGGTTGATCATGAAAAAAATCCTGCTCATTGGCGTATTGGCGATCACGAACGCGTTCTCGGCCACGCTCACTCCTGTCCAACTGATCAATCCTGCCGGGTCGTCGGCGGGGCAAGCGGTTATCTCCGCAGGGCCCGCCAGCGCGCCGGCGTGGGGCAATGTCACTCTCAGCGGAGTGACCGGCGTTCTGCCCATCTCGAAGGGCGGCACTGGCGCGATTACGGCTGCGGCAGCGCTCACGAACTTGGGCGCTGCATCGCTCGCCGCAAATACGTTCACCGGTGCGCAGACGGCGCCGACGTTCGTGAGCACCAGCACGACAAATTCGACGAGCACCACGACAGGGGCGGTGGTTACTGCGGGCGGTATTGGCGTCGCACAGGATATTTACGCGGGCGGCAGCTATCACGGCGCGGCAGCTATCACCGCCGGTTCTATCTCGAACACTCCAATCTCCGGGTCGTCCGGATCGTTCACGACGCTTGCCGCATCGGGCCTGATTACACCGAGCGCGACATTCGGCATCAAGGGCGTTACGACCGGGGGTAACGTGAACGCCGGAAGTGTCGGAGAACCCTACAACACGTCGGCGTCTGGCGTCTCGATGACTTCAGGATCCTATCTGAACGTCGTGACTGGCTCACTCTCGGCCGGCGATTGGGACTGCACCGGCACGGTGACGTTCAACCCGGCCGCTACGACGACCATGACGTTCCTCAACGTCGGCTGGTCGCTGTCGCCCAATGGAACGCCGACGACGGGCAATTTTACGGGGTTGGCACTTTCTTTCACCACGGGCGCTGCGCAAACACTCGCTGCGCCGCGCTATCGCGTTAGCGCCTCCAGCGCGACGTCTATCTATCTTGTTGCGAATCCGGGTTTCGCAACCAGCACGATGACGGCGGGCGGATCGATCTACTGCCGCCGCGCGGTATAAGCCAGCGATATACAGGGGGTCCATATGGCCGAACCCACAACCAGCACGGCGGCCGTCGGCGCTCTTCTATGGAAATTGCTGCCCGGTGCGATCGGATCGCTGATCGCGCTCGGCTTCATTGGGGAAGGGCTCACGCGCAAACAGAAGGTCGTCTCGTTCCTGTCCGGCGCCGCAGTTGCATATTACGGCGGTCCGTTGATCGTCGTGTGGTTCTCGATTAGTGACAGCGGCGCACAGCAGGCAATCGGCTTTCTCGTCGGCCTGTTCGGGCTGGCAATCACAAAAGAGCTGTTCAAGGAAATCAACACAGCCGACATCATCGGGGCCCTGAAACGACGCTTCCTTGGGGGGCAATGATGGTCACGATCTTCTTTGTCGCGAATCTCGTCGTGCTGCTGTTTTGCATGTGGATCGCTGTGACGAACGTGTTTGTCACGGGCTGGTGGGGGACGCTCGGGTTCTCGATCATCGGCATCGCGTCGGCTGTGAACTTGTTCAAACCGATGCGCATGAGCGCCGCGATCGACATGCCCGAGACGCTGATGCTGGTCGGTCTCGCGATCGTGTGCGTATGGATCGTCGCGCGCGTTTTCTACTGGCACAAGAAGGGAGGGCGGCATGGCTGGCTATGACGCGGTGAAGCTGAAGGCCGAGCTCACGCTAGATGAGGGACGCCGCAGCCGGATCTACGTCGACACCGTCGGCAAGGTGTCGGGCGGCATCGGCCGCAATCTGACCGACAAGGGCTTTCGCGACAACGAGATCGACCTGATGTACCAGAACGACGTCGCGGAAACGGAGGCGTGGCTCGACCGCAATCTACCGTGGTGGCGATCGTTGGACCCCGTACGCCAGCGCGTAATGATGAACATGGCGTTCAACATGCAGGGCAAGCTGCTGACGTTCGTCAACACGCTCGCCGCGATCAAACGCGGCGATTACGCGGCGGCCGCCGACGGCATGCTGAATAGCCTGTGGGCGCGCCAGGTGGGTGCGCGCGCAACGCGGCTCGCCGCGATGATGCGGAGCGGCGCATGACGATCCTCGACCCGCGTGTTTGGCTCGCCTTCATCGTCGCGCTCGCGATCACGGCGGCCGGGTGCTACTTCAAGGGCCATCACGACGCTGACCAATCGGCCACAGTCGCCGATCAGGCAAAGCAGATCCGTGAACTGAAGGCCGAGCGAGACGAATACCAACGCCGCACCGCGGCGCAACAGGAGAACGCGAACCATGCTGCGAAAGAACGTGATCAGGCGCGCGCCGATGCTGCTGCCGCTGCTTCTGCTGCTGACGGCCTGCGCAAGCAAGTCGCCACGCTCGTCGAGCGCGCCCACCATCCAGCCGCTGCGACCGGAAGCCCGGCAACCAGCGACGCCCTCGATCTGCTCGCCGACGTGCTCGGCCGGGCTGACGAAGCTGCGGGAGAGCTGGCGGAATACGCTGACCGTGCCCGCATCGCCGGCCAGCAGTGCGAGCGCGACTACGACGCACTGATCGCGCAGCCCCGGTGATTTGACGGCTGTAGAAAATTGCTGGCATAGTGGCGCGGCCTGTTAACGGGGTTGCAGGCCCCATTTAATGCGTCGCAAATGAGAACGAAAACACTGTCGGCAGCGTTGGCCGTTGTTGCTATTGCGCTATCAATCTACATTTTCGCCACCACGATTTGTGGCGCGTCCAATCACTTCTCCGTCATTCCAGTGCAAGACCAGTGGGACGGCTTCATCGGATTTGCGGAGCAGATTTCTCGCGGGGACTGGAAGGCATTCTGGTACGCCCACGTTAATCACCGGCTCGTCATTCCGCGACTGATTTTCCTCGCCGATATAGAGTGGTTTGGGGGCTGGAACATATTCACGGCGGTCATCAGCTTCATCGCTGCGGTCGCGCTCGTCGCCGTCATCGCCGCACGAATCGAGCTTCCAAGAGCCCAATGGTGGGTCGCTTTCGCGGCCACGGCCGGACTGGTCTTCTCATGGTGCAACGGCGAAACCTACGCCTATGCGTTTAACGTGCAGAACACTTCCGTCATGCTGTTTGCGATGTGGGCGGTGTCGGAATTCTCGAGAGCCGGAAATCGGTTTGTGCGCACGACCGCTGCGCTGGTGCTTGCTGTTCTCGCCGAACTTTGCGCGGCGAACGGCTTGATTGTGTTTCCCGTGCTCCTGATTCAAGCGCTGATTTTGCGCCGGCCGTTGCGTGAAGTGTTAGCGGTGGTGCTCGTTGGCGCTGTCGCGATTGGCGCGTATCTGTACGACTACGCGATGCCGATTTATCCCGTCAGCCCGGATGTGGCGGCAATTCGATTTCCTGCGGTGAAATACGGTCTTCTGCTGGCCGGCGCGCCGTTCAATCATGTGTTTCACAATTACAACGCGTGCGCGTTAATAGGCGCAATGTTTCTGCTTGTCGGAATCGCGGCGAGCGGTCTGACGGTGCTGCGCTTTCAATTGACAAATTACCGGGCATTCCTCATCGGGGGCGCAGCCTTCTGTGTGGCCTCGATGCTGGCCGCTGCACATGGACGATGGCCACTCGGTCTGGAGGGAGCGTTCGCCGGGCGATACGCCATACTCCCGTTGCTCTACTACCTCTTTTCGATCCTGCTCATTGTCGACCTGCTGAAGGGACGCCCGCTGTATCGGACCGCCGTATACGCTTTGCTGATCTTGGTCGCGATTTTCGCGCCGGTGCAACGAGCGGCGCAGGGCAAGCCCAATATGATGAATGCAAGACTGGCGGTACTCGGGACGAAAATCGGACTTGATCAACCGTACTTCGACAGCAAGGTTTACCCGGCGCAATTGCACGGCTACTACATCACCTTCGCGGAATTCGCGAACACTGAGCAGATCGGGCCGTGGGCAACCGGCTGGCTGCACGACGCCGGCATCGTGAAGTACGATCCGGCGCTGCGTGACGACTCTTTGTGCACCGGCACGTTCGACCGCGCCGTGAAGGCCGAGCAGGGCTATCAGGCGTTCGGTTGGGTCTTGGCGAAGAAGTACGCGCGCGACGCGACGCTCATTGTCATGACTGATCGCGCCGATCAAACCATCGGCTACGGGGTGTCCGGCGCGGTGCGTAAGGACGTGGCAAAGGTGATTCCGGGCGCACCGCTTGACGCGGGCTGGAGCGGCTTCGCGAGCAACGATAGGTTTGGTGGTGCGTACGCCTATCTCGGCGGTAAATTCTGCCAGCTACGTACAAACGAGAACCTCGGCGTGCGTCCGTGAACTCCGTTACTTCGCTATGACGGTAAACCGCGTCGGCCTCGCGAACTGATGCGCGAGCCGATCGCACGTTTCATCGTCGAGTTCGTCAAGGCCGGTAGCCCGCGACCACGATGCGCACCCTAAGCGCGGCCGCGGAACGACGCCGCCATGCCGCGGATGCGTGCACATGGCATGCGAGCCATCGCAGAACGCAACGCCGGACCAGTACTCGCAGCTCCAGCACGGTCGATTGATCGTCTCGATAAAGAGGCCGTTGCCGCATCCGTCTTGAGCCATAGCGCGGATACCTGTATAAAAATACAGTATAGCGCGCCTTGACACGCTATCAGGCGGCTAGGCCGCGCGGGGCCGAATCGGGATGATCTCGGCTTCGCGACCGTCCGCGCACGCGCCGATGAACTCGGCCCACCGCTCGAGCGCCACACGCCGGTTCGATTCCTGCGCGGCCGACGCGTCGCATTCACTCTTTGCTACAAATCCGCACCATGCTGTCATAAGCGCTTGATTTTGAACAACCCTAGTTTCCGGTCCCCGGCACCATCCCACTCTGTAGCGCAAGCTATCCTGCCTGTAGCAAACCCAATCCCAACAAGGATTTCCGTGCTATCTTCCCGACCGGGAAGGTAGCCGCGTTGTAGCGAAAACAAGCCGTTTTTGCACCCGCGTGCACCAGAAATGCACCATGATTTGCACCAAGGGGGCAGGATGGCGACATACACGAAGCGCGGTGGCGTATGGCGCGCGCAGGTACGCCGCAAGGGCGTCAGCATGTCCGAGACGTTCGCGAGCAAGGCAGATGCTGTCGCATGGGCTACACGGATCGAGCACGAGATCAATGTCGGCAAGCTGACACCGGGCACGAAACATACGCTTGCAGATGCTCTGCGCGAGTACGAGAAACGCGTCAGCCCGACGAAGCGCACCGCGCGATGGGAAGCGATCCGCTTCGCAGCATTCGTCCGTGATTTCCCGGAGCTTGCCGCGATGCCGCTCGCCGATGTGACGGCCGAGCACATGGGGCGGTGGCGCGACGCGCGTCTGGATGGCGACGAAAAGTCCGGCCGAGGCAAGGTCGGAACGGCGACGGTACTGCGTGAGATCAACTTGTTGTCGCACGTGTTCACGACCGCGCGTGATGAGTGGAAGTGGATCACCGAAAGCCCGCTGACTGGAATGCGCCGACCGACCGAGCCGGAGCCGCGCAAGCGGCGCATTACCGATGAAGAGGTCGAATTGCTGCTCGAGCGCCTCGGCTACCGAGCGGACGAGACGCCGGTCACAAAGTCGGCGCGCATCGGCGCGATGCTCGTGTTCGCGATCGAAACGGCGATGCGCGCCGGCGAGATCGAGGGAATGACGTGGGATGAGGTCGACCTGAAGAAACGCTATGTGCACTTGCCGCGCACAAAAACCGGCGTGGCCCGCGATGTGCCGCTGTCGCCCCGCGCGCTCGCGGTGCTCAAGCAGCTTGATCCGCTGAAGAAGGAATTCGAGGGGAATGTGTTCGGCGTCGATGCGGCCTCGCGCGACGCGCTATTTCGGAAGGCGAAGACGGCGGCCGCCCTGGTCGACCTGCATTTCCACGACGCGCGCCGAGAAGCGCTAACCCGTCTGTCGAAAATCTTCAATGTGATGGAGCTGGCGAAGATCAGCGGCCATCGCGACCTGCGCATCCTTCAGGCGGTCTACTACGCGCCACATGCCGCTGATCTTGCCGACAAACTCCATCAGGCCTCGACGTGAGATTCGGCCCACGCGATCACGTCTTTCGCGCGCCAAAGCGGGCGGGCGCGCTCGGTCGCGCTCTTACCTGACGGAATGCGGATCGGGCGCGGAAAGCCCTCCTGCGTGATGATCCACTGGCGCGTGTGCTGCTCGCTGCGGTGCAGGTACTTCGCCAGTTCGGCCAAATCCCATAGTGCGTGTGGCGTCAGGCGCGCGGCGATTTCCTGAGCCAGTTCGGTGATTTCGGTCATTTCTGCTCTCCCTCACTAGCAGGGGCGCGGCGGCTCGTCATATGCGGCCGCCCAACGCGTTGATTTCGGCCAAAAATGCCGCGACGAACCGCTGTTCGTCGGTGGTCCACGTCTCCGGCTTCTTCTCGCCGATCTGCAGAAGTCGATCGTGCAATTCACCGACTTTGTGCTCGGGGCAAAAGTGCGCCGGAGCTGGCAGATAACCGTGAAACCAATCCCAGCCTTTCGAGGCCGGCATCGTTTTCTCTGGGCAGCGCTTTCGACAGACGAGGCATTTTTCCGGGAAGCGCTCGCGTGCTGCGCGTGTCTTTCTCACGATGCGTCTCCTGCGCGGGCGGCGTCTGCGAACTTCATCCGGCCAGCTTCGTCGATCAGATGGGGTGGGACTTCATCGCGCATGCACACCGGCACAACATCGGCCGACCTGCCGCAAGCGTGGCAAGTCGCACCCATGCATGCCGCGTTAGGAGGGAAGCCATTTCGGCACAAGCTGCCGGGGCGATATGCGGTGCACTGGCGGTCGTTCATTGCTTGCCTCCTGCGCGGGCGGCGTCGATGGCGGCACGCGCGGATTCAAAACGCGTATGGCTATCCACGCATTCGATCTTCGTGTGATAGGGGGCCACCAAGAACCATCGTTTGGTGTCCGGGTCTTGACGTAGCGAAATGCCGTGGTGAGCAATCCAATCGAGGCGCGCGCTGTCCGTCACCTCGGCGCGCGGCTCCGGCTGCTGGGTGGCGAGAAGGGCTGTCAGCCGTGCCAGCAAGTTCAGCTCTGCGTCGTAGAACGCCTTCGCGTCAACGTCGTCGCCCCAATCTCCGTCAACGGTGTGGCAGTCCTTCAGCGCGTCGGCGCTGCGCGAAATGCTTTGGCAGGCGTCCATGATCGTGGCGCGCTCGGCCGCTGTCAGCGTCTTACTCATGCTTGGCTCCATTAAGAATCGTGACGATCCCAAGGCCGCTGTCGAGCAGCGGCTGTATGTTGTTCTCGCCGTAGGCGACGAGACAGATCGGCGCACCACTGTTGAACGGTGCGCGCCGACCGTCGACGTAGTGGAAGTGCGGCCTGCCACGAACGAACAGCACGGCTGCGGCGACAGGCCACACACATTCGTAGAACATGGCTGTCTCGGTGCGAGCCGGGATCAGCGCGATTCCGTTTCCATGCGCTGCCATGCGCCGCAGCCAAACCACAGCTTCCCGACCGAACGGCGGATTGCACCAGACACGACCACTCCACGGCTGAGACAGACCGTCGTCGGCTACCGAGTAGTGCCAAGCAGCGGTATTCCATGGGCGGCATATCGGCGCGCATGGGTCAAGGTCGAATGCGCCAAGCGCCGTAATCCATTCAGGGGGCGTCAACCATTCGTCGTTCTTCATGCGCGCGGATTGATGTGCGCTCAACCCCATCACGCACCTCCCTTATCGCTAGTGGGGGCGGTCTTGAGCTTGCCGCCGCAGCGGTGGCAGAACAGCATCCGGTTTTCGACCGGGCCGCCATCAATGAACGACCACGACTCGCCGCAGGCCGATTCCCAGATGCCGTTGTCTACGTCGTCGCACTTCCACTCGCACTCCCTGTCGGGCGTGGTGCGGCGAGCGGCTACGGCTTCTCGGACGATTGTGCGGACTTGCCGCGCCGAGAATACGGCCCGATCATCCAGAAGAGACGGATGGACAGCGAACCACTCCGTCAGCATGTCATCGGTGATCTTCATGATTGGTCCCATAAGCGTCATTGAACAAACCGATGCACACCACACAATCACCAGCATCAGTGAACCAGCGCTTGCAACAACAGACTGCGCAGTAGCGGGTCATGATGCTTCTCCTACGCGTACGGCGCCGGTAAGGCGATACACCTCCTGCAATTCGGCCGCCCGTTTGAGCACGCCATCGCGGTTGATGATGTTCAGTAAGTCGAGCACGCGTGCTGGAACCCTAACGGTGTCCGTCACCTCGGCGCGCGGCTCCGGATGAGTCAAGTTCGCGCGGAACATGCGCTCGATAGCATCTTTGTCGCCCCAGTTCGCCATGACGATGCGCATCGCATCTTCGACGGTCATCGTGAGGTGGCCCGGCTGCTGCGTCGGAGCGCTTACGATCGGCGAACCGTGATGCCAGAGCATCATGCAGAAGTTCGCCACGTCGCGCGGGTCGCCTTTCTCGACGTGCTCACGCAGCATCCGTGACAGGTCAGCCGGACTGCACGCCTCCCATCCTCCACGGCCTTTGTCGCGGGCCAGTGCGAGCTTGTGCTTCATGACGGCAGAGAACGAATCCACAGCAACATCGTCGGAATGTGGCTCATGCACCTCTGCTCGAGCGTCTGCCTGCGCGGGATGCTGCGGGGCGGCCGCGATTCCTCTCGCCCATACGATGGAATCTTTCCATCCCGCATCGATCGCTTCCTCCATGGCGCGGCACATCTCAAAAGTCGGTGCGACAGGCACGAGCTTCCAGCCGGCTGGGATCGCCACCGGTTCCGCCGCCTGCGCGGGGGTGATCACGCCGAGCGCGATCGAATATTTCTCAGCCAGTCGCGCGCCTGGTGCGCCGGCATGCTCGATCATGTCGCGCTTCTTCGCGTCGGAGATGCAGTCGCGCGGATCGTCAATGCGCATCCATGCGACAGGCGCCCCTTCCGCCCCCGTGGCAGATGCGGCGCGGGCTTCTCGCAGCGCTTTCGCGGCTTCCATGCAGATCGCAAAGTCCGGATGCCGACCCGCGAGTAGCAGGCATCCGATCAGATCGTCTTGCTCCGCCGCCCGCTCGTCCACCGGCGCGGGTGCTTCTCCGCTCCATTTCGCGTCAGGGCCCGGCTTCTTGAAGCTGCCGCTCCATCCGTGTTTCTCGCCGCAGTCGCACTTCGGCTGACGATCGCTCAACGTCTTCGGGTCCAGAGAATACCGGCCGCAATACGAGCAGCGTGCGATCGCCCCCTCATCATGTTGAAGCGTCGCCGGAATGCCATTGGTCGGCACTGCCGCGGCCTGCTCGACAGGGGATGCGGCGAGAAGGGCGCGTCGATAGAAGCTGTGGATCGCGGACCGTGCTTCGCGGCGCTCGTCCTTCGACCCGTTCTCGCAGGAATCAAGCAAGCCGTTCAGTTGCTCGATGGCGTCCGTCAGCGCATCAGCGCGGCTCTTATCGGTGGTGGTCATGGTGTGGTCCTCAGGTGATCAGGCGAGCGCGAGTCCCGGCTGACGCAGCCGGTCGCGTTGCAGGGATTCGTAGTCGGGATTCAGTTCGCAGCCGAGGAAGCGGCGGCCGAGACGCTGCGCGACCTGGCCCGTCGTGCCGCTGCCGAAGAACGGATCGAATACGACGTCGCCCGGGCGACTGCCGGCGAGCACGCAGGGCTCGATCAGTGCTTCGGGGAAGGTCGCGAAGTGTGCGGCCGCGTAGGGCTGGGTGGCGACGGTCCAGACGGAGCGACGCATGCGGCGACCATCGCCGGCATCGTCACGGTATTCCGCATCGCCTCGGCCATCGCGATGGAACGAGCCGTGTGCCCCAACGCCGGTGTCCCAGCCGCTCGGGACCTTCACGCGACGATTGCCGACGACCTTCCGCTGTCCGAGTTGCCCGTTGTCGGTCTCTCCGCCGACGTAGCAGCCGCCGCGAAACGTCGCGGCATCCTCGTAGCTCGAACGCGGTTCGCGCATTGCGTCCGTGTCGAAGTAGTACCGCTCGCTCTTGCTGAGCAGGAACAGGTATTCGTGCGCCTTCGTGCATCGGTCGCGCACGCTCTCTGGCATCGGGTTCGGCTTCGCCCAGATGATGTCTTGCCTGAGATACCAGCCGGCGTCCTGCAGCGCGAACGCGAGGCGCCACGGCTGCCCGACCAGATCCTTCGGTTTCAGCCCGGCGACACGCACATCGGAGCGCGGCACCGGCACATCGTCGCGCCGGCGGCTCGCCGTCATGGCGCGGTTGGCTTCGGCTTGGTTGCGCCGCGTGCCGTTCAGCGTCGAGGCGGTTTCCGGACCGCAGCGCGATCCCGCATAGCTATCGCCCATGTTCAGCCACAGCGTGCCGTCATCGGCGAGCAGCTCGCGCGCGAGATCGAACACGCCGACCAGGGTGTCGATGAACTCGCGCAGCGTCGGCTCCTGTCCGATCTCGCGATGCTTGTCGGGGTGGCCGTCGGGCAGGTACGAGCGCAGGCCCCAGTACGGCGGCGACGTCACGATCGTCTGCACGCGCACGCCGTCGGCGATCATCGCGCGCATCAGGTCGCGGCAGTCGCCGCGGTGGGAGTGGTCGATCCAATCGCTCATCGCATCCTCAATTCGTTGCATCAGCATCAGGGGTGGGTGCTCGGCTCGCATATGGCAGCGTTGGGTAGCATGAAAGCCGGCTGCGCTGCAGACCTGTTCAGTTTGTGACGGCGCCCACCCGTCACTCCGAGCACCCAGCGATTGGGCCGGGTTGCCGCGCGACGGGTGCCGCGCGGTGCCCCGTTACGCATTGAGCAGCACTTCGCGTCGATCCTGGTACGCCTGCTCAAGCTTCACGTACTCGGTCTGCGGGAGATCACGAGCGCTGTCCAGCACGAGGGCGAGCGCTTCCTCGTCCTTCGCGTTTTGGATCTGGCTGAGCAGGTCGTCATAGGACGGCAGGGTCATATCGCGTTGCTGCTGGCGCTGATCTGTCAGGCCGGACGGCGGATCGATCTCGCCGTCGTCGTCCGGCTCGTCGTCGGTCGGCGTGATGTAGTCGCCATCGAGCACGGTGTCGAGAGCTTGCGAGCGGCCGGATGCGCCGACATCATCGAGTGCAGCCGCGCTCGCAAGCTCGATGCTCACCGGGAGGTACTTGAACAGGCGGCGCAGCACGGTCTTGCGGCCCATCTCCTCGTAGTGCTGGCCCCATACGGTCTTTTCCTTGTCGCGCGCGAACTTGTAGTTCTGGCTGGCATCGCGAATCTCGTTGACCTGCTCGGCACTCATCACCTCGAACGCATGGCCGCCGCCGACCAGCTTCGCGACAGCGTAGAAGGCGATCACGCGGCCGCGCGCGGACATGGCCGGCTTGTGCTCCAGCTTTTCGTCCAGGCCGAACGCGTAGTCGAAGTGGTCGTGCTCGTGCACGGCATGCGCAGCGATGCTGACGACCTGGCCGGAACGGCGCGCGAGATCGATGAGGCCCTTGTAGCCGATGACGATCTGCGTCTCGACCTTTTCCGTCACCCATTCACCGCCTACCTTCTTTTTCTTTTCGAACGGGATCAGGTAGGCGTGGCCGAGCGGCGTATTCGGTTCGAGGCCGAGCTGCGAGCACTGCACGACAGCGCCCATCAGTGATTCGACCGTGCACTCCATCAGCTTCGGCGTCGTGCGCAGCGCGCCGAGCGCGATCTTCAGCATGCGATCCGGGCTGACGTGGCGCGGCAGCACCGCGGCGAGCGTTGCCTTTTGCGACTCGAAGAACTGCTTCACGCTGCCGATACCGGCATCGCGCGCGACCATCTTGGAGGTCTGCTTGAGTTTGGCGATGTTGGTGGTTTGACCCATGGTTTTTATTCCTCGGTGATGAGCGCCCATTGCGGCAGGCGGATGATGTCAATGCCCGTCGAATACCCAGGCCACGTGTTGGTGCGCATGCACTCGGCGTACGTGCGCAGGTTCTTGCGATACTTCGTGCGCCCAGATTCGAGGCTTTCTTCGTCGAGCATTAACGCGTTCGCGGCGAACGGGTATTCCGTCTCGACAGCAACGAACACGAAGCCGAGCACGGGGCGGCCTGATGCCTTCGCATAGCCATCGCTGTAGAGCGCGGCCTGCACGTCGTAGCGTTTTCTTGCGACCTGCCGGCGAAACTCACCAGGGCTCGCGATGCTGTACGTCTTGAGGTCGAGCAGGATCACGCCGGCGTCGCCGCAGTCGTGTACCCAGTCAGGTCGGCAGCGGCACTCGACGCCGGTTTCCTCGTCGGTCCAGAACGCCGACACTTCGGCGCGGCCACGCGACAACGCCTCGCGTATCTCCGGCAGCGCGCGCACGGCGTCCGACTGGCGCCACGCGGTGTCGTACTGGTCCTGCTGGATCGCGATGCGGCCGGCGTTCTCGTCGACGAACTCCTTCCATGCCTTCGTGTTGCGGTTCAGCGTTGGGCCGAGCACGTAACGCTTGTCGAACTCATCTGGCTCAAGGATCGCGCAGTGCGCGAGCTGGCCTTCGAGCTGGCCGCCGCGCGTGGTCGGCGCGGGCCGTTGCGGATCGCGATGCAGCGCCCAGAAGTGCGCGGGCGACAGGTCGAGCGTGTCGAGCTGCGACTTCGAGACCTCTGGCCGCGCGTGGTATTCGTCGATGTCGAGATGTTCGATCAGCATTACGTCCCCCAAGCTGCGCGCACCGCGAGCGTGGAATCCGGGATCGAAGCAATGCCGATCGCGCATGCAAACGCGATTGCCATCGCAACGAGAATCCCGGCGACCGGGTTCCGCTCGAACAGGCGGTCGAGCGCGCCACAGAGGTAGGTGATCGGGTTCATCGAGCGACTCCCGAGAGAAGTTCATAGGCCGGCGCGGCGCCGCACGCGATCAGGTACAGCGCGCCAATCACCGCGAGCGGGAACCAGTCGCGCGATACAACCGATCGGCTGTAATCGCGCAATACAGGCGATAGGCTGTTGAGAGGGGCGCGCATCATGCCTCCTTCGGCTCGTCGAGCATCCAGTCGATCCACGCGATGCGGTCTTGTCGACGTTGTTCCTCAACGCGATCGCCGAACCCGTTGGCGTCTTGCCACGTCTCCAACGTCCATCGCTCGCCCCCGATCTGTTGGGCGATGTATCTCTCCAGCGAAGCACATGCCGCGCGTAGGTGAGGATGGCGGATGCTGACGAAGCCCGGTGCATGACAGATGAACCGGTTTTTCCGGCTTTGAATGCGCTTGCGCGCGAGCTTCAGCGCCTCGCGCTTCTCTGGGATGAGTGCCATCAGACGCCTCCATTGATCGTGAAATGCCGCACCGGCTCCGGCGCCTTCTTCCGGCCGGCTTTGATCAGCGCCGCGTCGATCGCAAGACGAACACCGGAGGTGAGCATGATCGTCCCGGCATCAGCGTCGGCCGCGATGATTTCGAGGATCTCGGCCATGTCGTTCATGCGCGTCGCGCACTCCTGCCATGCTTTCCATGCCTTCTCGGTGTTGTCGGCCAGATACCAGCCGCAGTTGCCCGTCACCAGATGCAGCCCTTCGCGCGAGGCCCATGCCTCGAACGCGTCGCGCGTTTGTTTGATCTCGTTCATGCTTCACCTCGCGCGCGGAGCATGGCGTCGGCGAGCGCGTATGCGGCGGCGGCTATTCGATCGCCGGGCTGCGCGCCTTCGGCGTCAAAACCCGGCGTGCAATGAATCGAACTCGGCGAAACGCCTTCGCTGACCGGCTCAGCAAGCAGTCCGGTCAACGCCTTCGCCGCGAAGTAGTCGCGGAGCGACATGCCGGGCAGCGGGATGCTGCTGAACGGAGGGCAGACCTGACCGTTCGGTGCGATAGCGTTCAGGTCGCTGTCGTTGACCCATGTGGCCGGGAATGCCGGGCCGCCGTCGTTGATCTTGTTCATGTGGTCCTCTCGGTGTGGTGTGATTGGCCGCCGTAGCGGGAGCGGTTGGTCAGAACTAGACGGGCGCGACGAAGTGTTCGAAGCCATACGACAGCGCAGCCACGATGCTTTCGGCGGTCCACCCCATCCGTCGCGCACGCTTCGCAAACACCTTGGCGCGGCGTGAGCCGTGGCGCTCGACGTTGCGCAGCTTGCGGAGCGCCGCATGCGCGTACCGGGCTTGGCGGCGGATTTGCGAATTGCTCACGGTCTTTCTCCTGTAGCGGAAGTGGTTGTTAGGCGGGCGGATTAGCCCGAGCCTTGGCAAGGCGATCTTTGATGCGAAGCGAGAACGCGATCAGTGCGTCCAGCTTTGCATCTTCTGTATCCGCTTCCGGCACGCCCGGAACCAGCAACTCGTCGTTGCTGCGGCTGTGGCGCGCCCATACGCCGATCACGCGGCGGAGTTCTTTCCCCGGACCGTCAGCGATCAGCAATGCACCGCTCGGCACTGCGCTCGCGAATTCGATCAGACCGGATTGCCATGCAAAAGCTTTCATGGTCTTTCTCCTATTCGGGAGCGGTTGTTAGGCGATCTGCACAAGATCAGGCACAAGATCGGCGGGCGGCGCAGCGTCCCCGTCGCATTGGATCGGGATGGCGCGATAATCGAGGCGCTCCCACTTTCCCGATTCGTCCAGCGAAAACCAGATCGCAGGGACGCCGGATTTGTGGCGATAAACGCCGGGCTTCATGGTTGCGTTTTGCATCGTCGTTCCCCTTCGTGGTTGCGTTGATCAGTGCGCGTTACGCTTGCCGTGTTCCAGCGCAAACAGACAAACGACTCCTGCGAAGAAAATGCCGGTCAGCAGACCGAGCGTGAAATAGGCGGTGTGGATCACGATTCGTCTCCGTCATCGTTTTGGAACAGGCCGGCAGCCGAAGCCAGCGCCGCCGACAGATCGCCCCAACTGCAATCGAGGTATCCGATGTACTCGGCGAGGAAGCGGCGGCAGCGCGCGTCGATGGATTCGGCCGGGTCCGGAACGAACTTCTTCGCGAACTCAACGAGGTCGTGCTCGGCCTGAGCCAGTCCCGCGTCGAATGCCTCGCGGTACGCTTCGTCGGATTTCGCATCGATCGCGTCGTCGTACTCGCGCTTCGAGCGATCCGACCAGAACTCGGCCGCTCGCTCGGTTAATCGAGGGTTGAGCATATGCACTCCTAACAGGTTTGCCGGGAGACATGGCCGGCTTTTACTGACTGCACTGATGGGCGGATACGCAGCATTCGCATAAGGCAGCGTTTTCGCGAGGCAAGCGTGTCTTCAGACTCATCAAAAACAGGTTTTGTGACGGGGCCCGGCCGTCACTGCTGCATACCCGCTCATCAGGGCAGTGGTGCCGGGTACTCTCGTCCGGCGACGCGCGATGGCGTCAGGTGGACCGTGCTTTCCGGTCCGTCAGGCTGGCGCGCTTTCGCGCGTCGGCCGTTCGGCTCTGTCGCGTCCCCGGCTCCTTCGCCGGTTCATCCGGTCCACCCAGTTGCAGCCTGGGCTAGGCATTCCCTTCTCACGCGGGCAGGCTTCACGGGCGATTTGGTCTGCGCGGCCATGCGCATTGCTTCTGATGCTTCCCGGATTGGCCGCCGGGGCGGTGGCGCAGCGCGTTGTGTGCTGCGTTGAGATGAATATTAGGTTCCTAATAGCACCGTGTCAATAGGAAACTAATATTCTCGCTAGAGAAATTTGTAACAGAGGGGAATGCGGTGCCCGTGAGGGCGTTGCGAGCGCGATGCCGAGGGTGGAAAGGGCGGTGCGACGCAGGACGCAAAAAAGCCCGCTCTAGGCGGGCTTTGATCGGGGAGGGATGGGATGTCTAGCGGTACTTCCACCACGCTAAGGCGCGGGCGAACAAGCGGATGCAGATGCCGAGAACGATCCCCCATACCGCAAGGCGGCTATGGTCTGGAATCGAGTTCGCGAAGATTAGAAAAATCGAACAGATGATGACGAGGCTGCCGAACAGCGATAGCAGCTTGGCGTCTTTCCCGGTTGCCTGAATTGTTTGCTTTCCCATGATCTCTCCATCGCTTCAGTTGCCGCCGGCCCAACCCGATCCCGAACGATAGATCACTTCACCCATGATCGTCACCGATTCCATCAGCTCGGGCGTCACGATCTTGTCTGGATACTTTCCCGAGTTAATGGAGTGAAGGCAGATTGAGCCGCCGGCCTGCTTGAAAATTTGCTTCACCAGCGGTTCGCCTTCGAAGTAAATCGCGTACACCTTGCCGTCCCGTATATGCGTCTTCGCCGTATCGACCATGATCATGTCGCGATCGAACAGATATGGTTCCATGCTGTCGCCATGCACGCGCACGAGCTTGCAATCCTTGGGCTTCGAGCCGAGAGCCCGGAAAAAGCCGATGTCGAACGGTAAAGCCTTCTTCTGCCGTACTTCCCACTGAATCAAACCGGTCCCCGCACTGAATCTGTAGTCGTACCTGTCCAGCCAGACGCGGTTTTCGTCAGGCGGCAGATCGTCAGGGTGCTCCCACACCAGGACGTTCCCTTGGTCTTCGGGAATTTTATGTTGTCCGACGGCGCGTTCGCGCGGCCCCTTTCCTGTCTCGAGCCAGTCGGCGGAGACGCCCAGCGCACGGGCTAACGCGGCCAAATGCTTCGATCCCTGGTTCTTCCCAGATTCGATCTGTCCGATTAGGCCCTGCGACACGCCGACCTGACGCGCGAGCGCTTCCTGAGAGAGCTTGGCGTCGAGGCGCGCCGATTTGACGCGCGATCCTAAAGTTTCCATGGACGCGAGAATATAAGAAAACTCAAATAGTTTGCTCTTGACTTGATTCATTAGGATGCTAATATCGCCTCATGAACTGGAAATCACTGATCCGCGATCTACTGGATGCCCATTGGACTCAGCGAGCGATCGCGGAGCACATCGGCGTTACACAGGCTTCTATCAGCCAGGTCCTCAGCGACAAGGCTGGGTCTCAGCGTGGGTTCCGCTTCGAACCCGGACAGAAGTTGGTTGAGCTCCACTCGCGGATCTGCGCCCAGACCAAGGAGGGGGCATGAGACCCACTAAACGCGGAGATGCTGGACAGAGGCCATCCGTACGCTGGCGTAACCGCCAATCTGTCCGACGGACAAAGTTGCGCCGATGGGCCTCTGAAATCGAGGAGTCGTCGCCCAGCAAATTGTTGGCTCCGCTCGATCCAGCGACCGAAAAATATCTCGACATGATTGCTCGCGAGATCGCGTGTAGTTCGTCTACGACCCTCCCGCCGCAAGAACAACGAGGGCATCGATCCGTTCTTGCACTGCTCGGACGAATTCTTCGGATCGTTCGCTGGCCAGCAGATTCGACATCATCAGATCGCCGCCGGCACGGAGTTGTTGGGCGAGCTGCGCGCGGTGAGGATGGGCCGGAATAAGCAACGAAATCGCGACTTGAAGTGCTGCAATTTGAGCTTCGAGTCTTTCGAATTCGGTCATAGGAGCTTCCTTTCATGAAAGGGGTTGACGTAGGGGTACGTGATTCTGACATGGCTGGAAGCTCCTCCTATCAAGGGGCGGCATTGCCGCAGACAACGATGAGTACGGAAACAGTTTCCCCTGAGGAAATCGAAAACGCACGCATGCTCGGTGCACGCAACGAATCCGAGATCTTGCGCGCGGTTGCACGGGTCACGCAGGCGCGTGTCGCCGATTGCATGAGCGTGTCGGCTAGCACGATCAGCCGGACGCTCGAAGACCTGAATCGCTGGGCGACGCTGCTCGCCGCCGCCGGCCTGCAGGTCGTTCCGGTCGATTCCATGGTCGTCGACGCGCACGAACTGACGGCGCTGGAGAGCATGGCGTTCAAGTATCTGGAGACGCGCCAGCAGCAGCGCATCAAGGAGGGGCGGTCATGAATGCCACAGGAATCCACATCGACCCGTCTATCGGCGAAGTGTTCGAGCTTCTGCATCGGATGGCGTCGTGCCGAACGCTCGACCCGTTCCAATGGATGGCGCGCGAGGCAATTCAGAAACTTCGCGATTACGAGAATCGCGTTGCCGAAGTGAGCAGCATGCGCGACTCGCGCGAAGCAAGTATCGAGGATCGTCAACATGGCCGATGAAACTACAAAGCCCTCGCGCAATCGCTTTCGCAAGATCGAAGTGCGCATGGCGCGTTTGAACGAAGCCCTTGCATCTGCCGGAGCCTGACATGAGCCAAGGATTCGTCTACGTCTTGGGCAACGAGTGTTTGCCCGGTCTCTACAAAATTGGCTTCACTGAGCGCAGCCCGTCTGCGCGGTGTGCCGAACTGAGCGCGGCAACGGCGATCCCCCAGCCCTTCCGGCTGATTTGCTACGCAGAGTTTCAGAATGCGATCCGGAAAGAGCGCGCCGTCCACGCGGAGCTCGCGAAGTATCGAGTTGCCCACAACCGTGAATTCTTCCGTGCGCCGTTGCGCGAGATCGCTGACCTGGTGCTTTATTCGGGTGAGGAACTGACGGCATGCGAACACGAGTTGGCCGTGTGGGAATGGGAGTTCGAATCGCGCGGCAAGCCAGCGCTTCGTTTGGTTGGCGGGTTCGAATAATGAAATCCAATCCGCAGCTTGAGGAAGGTTACACCCGGATCGCCAATGAACTGTACGAGGCGATCCTTGGGTTCGGCTTCACGCAACGCCAACTTCTCGTCTTGTTGACCGTGCTCCGTAAGACCTACGGATACGGGAAAAAAGAGGACGACATGTCAGCGGCACAAATAGGGCAGATGTGCAATGTCGGGCGCAATCACGTTACCGAGGTGATTGGGCAGCTTGTGCACATGAAAGTGCTCAACCGTGCGTCAGGGACATTCGGCCTCGTTCTCGGTATCAACAAGACCTATTCGGAGTGGCTGAAGGTAGTCCCGAATCGGGACACCCTGTCCCAAAAAGGGACTAGTCCCGAATTGGTACTAGTCCCGAATCGGGACTCAACTAGTCCCGATTTAGGACAGGTCGATAGTCCCAAATCGGGACACACAAAAGAAAACCTTCCAAAAGAAACACAAAAGAAAACGCGCGCTCGCCGCGCTGAGCTTTCGCTCACCGAGTGGTTGGCTGCGTGCAAGGAATTGGGAGAGAAGCCGATTCCTGAAGACGACTCGATCTTCGATTACGCCGACAAGCAGCAGTTGCCGATCGATTTTGTCCGGTACGCATGGTTGGAATTTCGCCGCAAGTACTCGGAAAACGGGAAGAAGCAGAAGGACTGGCGTGCGCACTTCCGCAATGCCGTCCGCGAAAACTGGTATGGCCTTTGGTTCGCCAAGGGCGACGAATACGTCCTGACGACAAGGGGAGTACAGGTGCAACGAGAGCATAGGGAGGCTGCATGAGCGCGAACGACCTCGCAAAGGCCGTGCCGCATAGCATCGAAGCCGAGCAGGCCGTGATCGGCATTCTGCTCAACGACAACGACGCGATCGACCGTATCGGCGATCTGCGAACCGAGCATTTTTACCGCGGCGACCACCGCGCTCTGTTCGCCGAGATCGTCGGGTTGATCGCCAATGGCGTCGGCGTGGACGTTGTCACCCTCTACGAGCGTTTAAAGGCCCTAGGACGGGCTGATGACCTCGGGGGTATGTCGTACCTCAACTCGCTCGCGCGAGAGGCTCCTAGCGCCGTTTCTGTGGCTAGAAATGCCAATGTCGTGGTGGACCGAGCGCGCAAACGCGGATTGCTGGCTGTCGCTGCGGAAATGCAGGAATCGGTCGGTGCGACGGCTGACGATGCTGCAACGCTGATCGACCGGGCTGCGGCAAAGCTGGAATCCCTTGGCGAGGCGACGGTCAAGCGCGAACCGAAGTTGCTGGCCCAAGCACTGGCTGACCACATCAACCTGCTCGAGCGCCGCTCGACGGGCGGTGAGCGCGTCATTTCGACGGGCTACGAGGATCTGGACCGTGCGCTGAACGGCGGACTGCGTCCGGGCTGGTCGGTCATCCTGGCGGCTCGGCCTGGGATGGGGAAAACGAGTCTCGCGCTGAACATCGCATCCCATGCCGCCGTCGATCACGGGGTCTTGTTCCTGTCGATGGAGATGCCGGAGAGCGAGCTGATCGACCGGAACATCGCGTCGCTCGGACGCGTTCCGCTTGACCGGGTGATGAACGCGCCGGACGACAACGAGTTCTGGGATCGCGTGACGGCGGCAACCCTGAAGATGCGCGACATGAACCTGCACATCGACGACCAACCGGCGCTGCGTCTGCTCGACGTTCGGACCAAGGCTCGGATGGTCAAGCGCAAGTCGGGTCTCGACGTCCTGATCGTCGACTACCTGCAGCTCATGCAGGGCGAAGGCGCGAACCGCAACGCGGAAATCGAGGGTATCTCGCGCGGCCTGAAGGCGCTCGCGAAGGAACTGAACATCGCCGTGATCGCCCTAGCTCAGCTGAACCGGCAGGTCGAGCAGCGGGCCAATCGCACGCCGATGCTGTCGGACCTGCGCGACTCCGGCTCGATCGAGCAGGATGCCGATGCCGTGTTGTTCATCCACCGGGAAGAAGTCGCCAACCCGGACGCCGGAGAGCAGTGGCGCGGGTTTGCTCAGATCCGCGTCGCGAAGTTCCGGCATGGGAGAACGGGAGACGTCCCGATGACTTACTGCGGAGAGTTCGTGCGGTTCGAGAGCCACGTCGGCGCGTGGCCGACTCATACCGTTCAAAAGCAATCCCGTTCAAGGGGGTTCGAATGAGCCGACTCGAAGAACTGTTCGCGCTTCACGCGCGCGCCGCAAAGCTACCGGAGCCGGTGCGCGAGCATCGGTTTCATCCGGTTCGTCGGTTCCGCTTCGATTTCGCATGGCCCCACGCCAAGGTTGCCGTCGAGATCGAGGGTGGCGTCTGGACGGGTGGTCGACATACGCGCGGAGCCGGTTTCGAGTCCGATGCGCACAAGTACAACCTGGCCGCGCTGGACGGATGGCGCGTATTCCGCTTCACCGGCGCAATGGTCAAGAGCGGCGCGGCGATTTCTACCGTGATTCAGGCATTGAAGGAGGGAGCGTAATGCCGATGAAACCGACAACCCGCGATGCGATCAAGCGGTTGATCAAGGAATTCGGGCCGATGACGGTCCAGGAATTGGCTGATGAACTGGGTAAGCCGGCAAAGACGATCGGATCATGCATCAGCGAGTCGCGCCGTCGTCCCGAGAAGCATTTCTACATCAAGGAATGGCGTCCTCAGATAGGGGTTGCTGGCCTGCCTTCGGGAGTCTATGCGATCGGCAACCGGAAGGATGCGCCAAAGCCGGAAACCGACGTGAAGGCGACGCGTGCCCGCTATTACCGGAAGCACAAGGCGAAGATCAAGTTAAAGCGGGGAAATCGGGCGATTAACCCGTTCACGGCGCTTATTACGCAGGTGACGGCATGAAGCGATCAGGATTCAAGCCGCGCAAGAAGCCGATGTCGCGCTGCTCAACGAATTGAAGACGTTCTACCGCGCCGAAATACGGCGTATCGGGGAGGCAAAGCAATGAAACAGACCGGAATCGATTGGCGGGAAATCTTGTTCGAACTCCGCCGACTCGGATATATGCCGAAAGATGTGTCGCGAGAGGTGTACGGAGTGATCACTGAATCGTCTATTCGCCAGTACACGGAGGAAATCAGCGAGCCATCGCATATTAGAGGCGAAATGATCCTCGCCGTATGGTGCGAGAAGACCGGAAAGACTCGCGAGCAGGCGCCTCGTCGGCCGGTCATGCTGCGTTCGAATCCTTTGGCTCGGGTGGTGCGGGCGTGAATCTCACTCAGAAGCAAGAGAACTTTTGCGCAGCGTATATCGAAACCGGAAACGCTAGCGAAGCATACCGCCGCGCTTACGACGTGAGTGGAATGAATTCCGCATCGGTGAACAGAAAGGCGAAGGAACTTCTAGATAACGTCAAGATTACGGCAAGAATTACCGAAATGCGTGCGCCGGTGCTTGAGCGTGCGCAATTAACGCTCGAGCAGCACTTGGCCGACCTGAAGCGCTTGCGCGATTTGGCTGAAGCTGATGGCAAGTACGGGCCGGCTGTCTCGGCTGAGATTTCTCGTGGGAAAGCGTCCGGTCTGTATGTTGAGAAAATCGAACTGTCGCGCCCGAAGGTGCGCGTGAAAGACCTGACGGGCCGGAAGAGGCAAGGCGGCGAATGAGCGAAATCGAATTCCACTACAAGCCGCAGGGCGAGACGCTCGAACGCTACATCCTGTCGCGCGCGTCGCGATCGTTCATCATGGGTCCGCTCGGCAGCGGCAAGACGAACGCGAGCTGCTGGAAGGCGTTTCGCCTGATGTGCGAGCAGGAGCCCGATGCCGACGGCGTGCGGCGCTCGCGCGGCGCGGCTGTGCGGAACACGTACCCGGACCTGCTGTCGACGACCGCGAAGGACTGGCTCGACATGTTCGGCGAGCTTGGTCGGTGGGTGGGCGGTGGCCTCGAGCCGCCGACGCATTACCTGTCGTTCGAGCTGGACGACGGCACGACCGTCGAAGCGGAAATGGTGTTCATCGCGCTCGATCGCCCCGAGCATGAGCGCAAGCTGCGCGGCATGCAGCTGACGTTCGCGTGGCTCAACGAAGTGAAGGAGCTCGCGAAGCCGATCCTCGACATGCTCGACCTGCGCGTCGGCCGATACCCGAAGGATGTGCGCCCGACGTGGTATGGCCTGTTCGGCGACACCAACGCGCCGGATTCGGACCACTGGTACTACACGCTCGCCGAAGAGACGAAGCCCGAGGGCTACGCGTTCTTCCGGCAGCCTGGCGGCGTCGTGCGCGACGGCGATCGGTGGGTCGTCAACGAGCGCGCCGAGAACATCGACAACCTGCCGCCCGGCTACTACGAGCGCGGCATGCAGGGCAAGAAGTTCGATTGGATCAAGGTGAACCTCGGCAACGAATACGGGTTCGTCGTCGACGGCAAGCCGGTGCATCCGGACTACGCGGATTCGCTGCACTGCAAGCCGTTCGAGCTCGTGAAGACGCAGCCGCTCTGGATCGGCATGGACTTCGGACTGACGCCCGCGGCCGTGATCGGTCAGCGCAAGCCGATGGGCGGCTGGCGCATCCGTTCGGAAGTCGTCGCGACGAGCATGGGCGCGCGGAAGTTCGGGATCGAGTTGAAGCGCCATCTCGCCGAGATCTACCCCGGCTTCGAGATCGGCGGCATCTACGGCGACCCGGCCGGCGACCAGCGATCGCAGGCCGACGACGAGGACACGCCGTTCCGCATTCTGCGCGCAGCCGGCTTCGAGGCGCGGCCCGCGCCGACAAACGACACGGCGCTGCGCTACGGCGCTGTCGACGAGGCGCTGACGCGGATCATCGATGGCGAGCCGGGGCTGCTCGTGCACCCCGACTGCCGCACACTGCGCAAGGCGCTGTCCGGCGGCTACTGCTTCCGCCGCATGGCCGTGAGCGGCGAGCGGTACGCGGACAAGGCGGACAAGAATATGTACTCGCACGTGGCCGAGGCCGCGCAATACCTGCTCGTCGGGGCAGGCGAGCACAAGCACCTTGTGCGCGTGAAGCGTACGGGCGGCAAGCGGCCGACGCGCGCGACGACGGACTGA